CTTGATTTACAGGTTTCATATCTGTATGGTCTACTTCAACTGTAGGTAAACTATCAATTCCTTTTACTAATCTTTGTAATTGTTTACCTAAATTTTCTTGAGTTTCTGGCTTTAATAATTTACCATAATCATCTGCCATTTTAGTATCAAAGTCACCAACTGCATCTCTTAATAATTTATCAAATTGAGAGTATTCTGTTATTTGTCCTTGTACTTGTGCTCTTAATTTTTCCCCTAATTGTGTACCTGTTTTAAAAATACTATTTCTTTGAGAACTTAGTAATCTGTCAAATTTTTCGCCTCGAATCTTTTTATCAACTGTACGAAACTTCCATTTATCGGCCATTACTTATGAACCTTATAAAAATCTAGTATTCTCTTAATGTGGTCAGGGAATCCTATATTTTCTCGTAAACTTGTACTTACTTGGTTTTGAATTTGTGCGCCAGAGATAACTAAACTTGCCTTTCTTTCATCTTTGAGATAGTATTTAACTAAATCAAAACATGCAAGTTTTAAATCTTCTGGAGTTGCACTATACCCCGCTCTGTAAGTAACTTCTACAGCTTTTCTACCTTTTGGAAAATATTTATCTCCAGTTGCAGTAGTTCTAAAAATAGTATCTTTTTCTATGTCTAGTATGTAATCATACTTTCCACTGCCATCTGAGTTTTCGGTAATTAAAGTTACCCAAGAATCAGCTTGGCTTTGCCTTTCTCGTACTAAAGATACACTTACTAAAGGACTTTCGTCAACCATTATTGCGTAAGTCAAATCATCAGTTATATCAAAGTACTCAGTTTTATCAACAGAATAGTAGTCTATAAAACTTGTAGCACAGTATGTTTTTACTGCTTGGCTAATTGCAGGTATAATAACATTGATTTTTGCATTTTCACTTTCGCCTTGAAGTCCTGCAAAATCTTTGTATTGTTGTAATGTTATTAAATCTGCCATATTTCCCTTAAAAAGTGGAGGGGATTGCTCCCCTCCAATCCATCAGCTATTAACTAGCTGCTGCGTATTTAAATGCCCACTTAGAAGTTGCACCGTCAATTAGGTCTAAGAAACCTAATCTTTGAGAAGCCACTAGGACTCTTCTTTGGTTAGCTACTTCGTAGTCTGACTCGATGGTAACACCTCTCAATCTTGGCATTACATAGTTTCTAGCATAAACTGCTACAGCGGAGTGCTTAGTAGCTGCTTTTGATGCGAATTCGTCACATAATAGTACTCTTGAACCGAATACTTGGCCGATTTCGCCAGATAGCTTAGTAGCCATGTCGCCAACTAGGTTAGCATCTTGGAACTCAGCATCTTCTAGAAGGTTGTAATAAGCTTCTTGAGATACGATGTATACTACATCTTGAGGGTTAACACCATATTTGCCCATGTTCTTTCTTAGGGCTAAAAGGTCTGTTGCGACAACTTTGTCGCCTGAAGCGAAGATTCCGCCTGAACCGCCACCAACGTCTGTATCAACATCACTGTCATCGTCAGCCATTTTAATAAGGCCGTCGAAAGCACCTGATGTGAAAGCACCGTCTGCGTGGTTTCCTAATAGGATTGCATTTTCGATTGCTCTAGCGTGTGATCTTACCATAGACTCTCTAATTAAAGGTAGAATTGGCATGATTGCATCTTCTTCAGTTTCGTTACCTAAGTATGATTGTGAAATCAACTTGTTGGTTGAGAGTGTTCTCTCAGTTAGGTCAACACCACCATAAGGGGAACCGTATGTGTCACCTCTTTGTGCCAAGTTACCATGTGGTGATGAACCACTAGCAGTTTGGTTAGATGTGAACTGTGCGTACCCGCTGTCTGGTAGGATTGGGATAATCATGTTAGCTGAAGTCATTGGGATTTCTCTAAAGAGAGGTGCCAATACTAGCTCATTTTGAATATCTCTTTCGATGTTTGTTGAAACGATTTGCTCGAAATCAGCAGATGAAACGCCAACACCACTATGTGCATTAACTTTTTCCATAACTGACTTAGCATACTCATTGTCCCATCCTTTACCAGTAGCTAAACCAGCAAATTTTGCATCAATGATGTCGTTCTCGAAAGCTTTTTTCCAATCGCCTTGACCTTGTCTGTCAGCAAAAATTCTTTTTGACTCACGAATATTCATGATTTCTTCAGATTTTTCTGCTAGTTGTTTTTCAAGCCCTTTAACGACTTGCTCTAAATTAGAGTAGTCATCTTTGACTCTTTTTTCAACATCAGACATAAGCCTTTCAGCTCCAGATAAACCTGCTTCAATAACAGATTTTTGTTCTTCCTGCTTTGCTTCTTGAACAGCCTTTTCATTAGCTTCAACTTCAGCTTGCTTTTCAGCCTGCTCTTGTTGTGCTTTTTCTTCAGCTGCTTTAAGTTCGGCTTGCTTCATTGCATAAGCAGCAACTGCTTTTTCAGCAGCTTCTGATGCAAATTTGTTCAAATCGAACTCAGGAGAAACTTCAGGAGTTTTTTTCTCTTCTGACATATTAGTCTCCATTTTTTGGGATTTCTCCCCACTTGGCTGCTCAACTTTCACAGCGTCTGCTGAGTCAACTGAGTTAGCCTTTATAAATTGCTTTTTAAACTTATTGTAGTCGTCCATATTATCAAATGACTTTGCTACAGAAAAGGTTGCTCCCTGATTGCAAGGCACTGATACTACAGAAACTTCAAAGAGTTCCGCGTCCTTTATTTTATATCCGTCGGTTTCAGTCATATAATCAGCATCCTTGACTCTGAAGCCGACAGAAAACGCTCCAAGGACACCATCTTTTACTAAATCTTTAATTTCACCTGCTGCTTTAGAAATTCTACCTGTAATCTCTAAACCATTTTCAGTTACTTGTAATCCAGTTGCTTTACCGATAGGCTTATTATAGTCATGATTAAAAAGTAAAATAGGATTTTGTTTAAAATTTTCTAATCCACCTTTTGTCCAAGCGTCTGCTTCGATTATGTCTCCAGCTCTATCCAGTGCATTTGTACTAGCTGAACCTTTGATGTCGATGCCGCCATCTTCATTTTCGCCTAAAGTTTTAAAAGTGTTTGTCCAATGAAAAATTTTATTTGCCATCTTTCTTCTCCACTTTCTTCTTAACTACTTTTTTCGGTGCAGGTTTAGGTGCTTCTACAACCTTAACTTGTACTGGATATCTGTAGTTCATTGCTGATAAAACTCTGCTCCAAGAACCAAAGGCTCTTCTTAAAAGGTAATCTTTTACTGGAACATCGCTACCAAAGGATTTGTACACGTCTAAACCCATGTTAGTATCATTTTTACTTCCCATGAATTCAGAGAGTGCTTTTAACATCATATCTTTTGTCATATTAATTTTCCTCGCTTGGGGCAGCCTCTGTAGGTCTACCGCCTTCTTCTGGATTTACTGATGACCCTGCTAAATTTACAGGAACACGAGGTTCATCAAATCCTTCAATTGGATCTTTACCAAGAGCTTCTCTAGCTTCATTTGCACTTATAATTCCTGTGTTCACAAGTGTTGCATAGTAAGCAGCTTGATCTCTTAATTCAGGTTGTAAAGCAGGTATTCCTGTTACGTCCTCATTAAGTTTAAATCCAAAAAATCTTTCTAAAGCATATCCTATTTTTCTTACTATTGGTAGTATTGTTTCCAAGTAGTATAGTCTATGATTTGGTCTAATGTTTGCATTATTTCCACCGTCTAATAAAATTGGTGGTATTCCCATTGCTTCAAGAATAACTCTTTCATTTGATTTTATTGATTCTTGAAAGTCTAATTCTCTAAAATTAATCTGAGACATTGGCTCAACTTCTAAGCCTCCATCAAGTATAAGAGGTCTACGACCTCCTGTATTTGGATTATATCTCATACTCCATGCTTGTAACATTCTTTCTTTAATTTTTTCAGAAAGAGTGTTTGGAGATTTAAGTACCAATCCTGGTACTGCACCATTTTTAAAGAAGTTATCTTGAAACTTTCTCATGCTTCCTAGTAACTGCATAGTTCTAAAAGCTGGTTTCAATCTTGGAACTCCTCTATATATGGAATTAAAACTGTTTTCTTTTATGTGAATTATTTCATTCACGCTGTAGTCAATACTATTATCAAAAGTATATTTTTCTACATAAGTATTATCATCAGTATAGATAGTTACTTTATCTGCTGGAAGATGATACAAATGTGCACCATCAAAGTATATAAATATATTTCCATCTAGTAGTAAGTCTATAACAAGATTTCTTTTAAAAGTACTTACATCTTGAAATGGATTTGGTTCTATATTCAGTAAAGTATCTACTCTAACTTTTCTAATATTTTTTATAATATTGTTTGTGTTAGCTCTTTGCTCGCCAACTGTAAAAGGTATTTCAGCTACGTCGTCAACGATCATGTTAACTGCTCTATTTACAATTTCTAATTGTTCATAAGCATTTCGGTAGTTAGTAACAACTTCTCTTGTATCAATAGTCATTCCCTCATTTCGGGATATAACGTATTGCGAAGGATTTAGTTTTTCCTCCGTATCGTTACTTCTGCCTAAAATAAAATCATACCATGCCATGTTTGTTTCTCTGTTTTTCGACCCATCTTGCTTGTTTCTCTGCTGTGAATAACTTGGGTCGCTTTCCGTATAATGAGTGTAACCTCAAATGGTGCTGATGGCAGAGAGTAACGGTTTTTTCATAAACTTTTTCATAGTTTTCACCAATGAATCGCTCACGAACATCTAGGATATCTTGCTCATTCTCTATAGGTATATTGTTTGTGCTTAGCCAAGTTTCTAGTAGTTCGGTCAATCCGTAAAAATGGTGAAAATCTAAATTGTCAGTGTTTCCGCAAATGAAACATTCGCTTCCTTTTTTATACTGTGATTTAGCTTTATCTCTCACGTATTTAACTAAATCTCTCTTAAATTTCATATCTAACTCTTAATATGAATTATAACAAAAGTTCGCACCAAAAGTCAAGAAGTATTTTTGACAGGTGTTATTAAAACGATGTCGCTGAGGTTTCAAATGTATAAAGTGCATATCTCAAGGCATCAGCCATGTGCGATGCTCCGTCATGTTTTGGTCGTTCTTTCATTAAATTCGGGTTTGGATCCCATTGATACTGGTCAAGGGCTATTAGTACTTCTCGATTTTGTTGGTCAACAATAAGTTTATCATTATCTACTATTCCCGCTACATGACCTATACCATCTAGTACAGATTTCTTTGCATTGATAGTAGTAATATCATAATTTTGTGCAAAATCAAAACGAGTCTGTTGAGCTGCTGAGTCAATGTATATCCAATCAATGTCCCACTTATCTATAAGTTTTCTTATTTCAGTAGCGTGTTGTTCGGTTGTTCTTTCAGAATTAAGATACTCATCAAGCACATAATACACTTCTTCGTCCCAATCATATGCGATTACACAAAATGCTGTTGGATCTTTGTAACCTACGTCAAGTCCAGCAAATACATCCATTTTTGATGTGTCCATATCTTTCAAAGAAGAAATACACTTTTCATGATTGAATGACCATATCTGTCCTTCGTACACATTAAAGTCTGCCATATATTCTTGAGCAAACTCATTCTCTGACATTGTTTTCTTTGCTTCTTTAATATCATC